CCACCGGCAATATTACAAGCAGCCTGCGTTGACCAAAACCGTTCCCGCGCTCTGAAGCCAATATCTTTGTCAAGTTTAGCCTGCACTTTCTTGACCAGCGCAATACATTCATCTTTATGTGTAAGCACGTACTGGCAGAAGATCAACCCTGCGTGTCCGTAGTTCTCAAACAGATCACCGAATATCTCAGCGGCTTTGTCTTTAGGGATGTTCTCGGTGAGGCTTATACGGAACTCCATCAACCGCATGGATTCGCCGTCATACGTAGCTTTCATGGATGCCAGCTTGTCCTTGATGCTGCTATTCGACGTTGTTACGACTGGCAGCGCCCACTTGGTATGGTTGACCCTGACCTCGTTAGACGACTGCTTCATACGTTCCTTACCCCGACCTTGCGTGACACTGTATAGCAAGTCTGACAGAAGATCGCCGTCCATCTTCGTTACTTCGTCAATACCGACAGCAAAGTTATTCATGACGCCGAATCTGTGGATGATACTGTGGTAGGTGTCCTTCCACTGCAAAAGCAGTTCCTCTGGGTGCCCCACGATACTGTTCATCATGTGCAGGACAGTGGACTTACCCGTGCCGGATTCGTTGTTAATAAGGTTAATCACGCAGCCGTGGATGTTCAGGAACCGCATGAGGGGGGCACCAAACCCCGTTAACGTAGCAAAGGCTTGTGCTTCAAATCCCGGCAGTGCGTAGGTGTTGAAGATTTCCTTCCACCTTTCAATAGACCCCGCCGACCTCATTGTTTCGGCCACGGCTTTCGTTACCGTAGAAGGGGGGCTGTATGCTACTGAATCCTTTGATATTTCCTTGTCCCCAAGGATAATTTTAGTGTCGTCATCTACCCAACCAAACTGTGTTCTCATTTTTTCCGCCTCTTTGTTAACCTGCAATTCTTTAGCTACCGCAATCAGGTAGCTCATTATCCGCTCCATTTGTTTTGACGAGCCGATCACACCGTTAGCCGGAAGAAGTTTACGCATCTCTTCCTTTGACAATAACGCTGCCATCGGCACGGAAAACTCCTTAACACCATCCTTCGGCAAGGTACGCCGAAGCCATGCACACTCACCGATATTCGGGTCTACCATCCGTTTAACAAGTATCAGATCGTGTTCATAGACAAGCTCGGGTTTCTCACCTTCTACAACCTCGACGTATATACCTCCGTTCTTACCCCTGAAATACGGCCACGGGAACGATACAGACGGTGTCGGCGCTGTTTGGGTTGGTGTAGCTTGTTCGTTTGCCTGTTCTGGCTCCTCCCCTTCGTCCCGTGCTATATCTTGACCTAGAACTATGGGGGACTTGATCTTGCCTTTGTTTGGGCAACCTTCACAGCCGTCAGGGTTAAACTTTGCAAATACCTGACAGGTATACGGGCCTTTGGTAAGTCGTGCTTTATGTTCCGTTTCTTCTGCGTCGTATTCAGGGTGCTGGCTCGATATTGCATGTATGGCCTTTTCCCTGTCTTCGCAGACATTCGCAACTGACAGCACTGCTCTCCATAATGGCTCGTCAACGGTATCCTGATTAGCTGCTGCATAACCAATCTGATTACATCCAACACCTTCCGCCGTCTTTTTAAGGATCGTCTTAAACTTGGAAATAGTGTTGCCTAACAACGACAGCGTAAGCGCACTTGAATGTGGCGGTATGAAATCCTCGGTCGGCTTCGGCAGATCAGCTACTACAGCGCCGAGCGCGTCTTTGAAAACTTCGTAATCCGTATGGGTGCCAAAATACAGCACCGTTACGGGGAGTGGGTTAGTAGGGTCTTTGTGGTTGAACGTCTCCGGCACCCGCAGAATACGTGCGGCGTCGGCTGTAACGCTTGGGTCAATAAACAGCCCTTGCGTCTGACACAGATGCTTTAGCTTGTCGGCAACGGGTTGCCACTTGTCGATGTCGATAGTCTCGGTGAGCGTCCAGTAGACATGGATGCCCCTGCCTGAGTTTACAATGGTGGGTTTGGGTAGCTTATACCGACTACAGAAATCTTTGAGGGCTGATAGACCGTCCCCCTGTGTCGCGTATGGCTTACCTGCTCCGCAATCTATATCAAGCCAGAAAGCTTTAAAGAATGCGGCGTTATCCTTCCCCCTGTTTTTTGCGCTGTTGAATTTGGCACAACCAAAGTAAACATCTTTATCGGCTGCAACCATATCGTCGGCGGCTTTTTCAACATCCTCAAGTGTTTGTACGAACCGCTGCTCTGGCATGGCATCTTTTTTTAACCCCATTATGCAATACCATCCATCGGACGGCAGCACGTGGGCTATTAAGTCTTGTTTAGCCATAGCAATCCAGACTGAAAGAAAAGGCAACTAGGGGGTTACCCTAGCTGCCCACAACGCGATGAGAAGTTACTTATTGGTTAGCTTGTCGATAAACTCTTGGATTTTGGCTGCTTTACTAGCACGAGGCTTAACCTCGCCTTTAAACCAAGTGTATACCGTCATACGACTAACACCGAAAGCACTTGCAATTTTAGACACTGGGATGTTGTTCTCAAGACAAAGCTTGCCCAACTGCACACCCAGCAGACTCCCATCCGCTTCGTCTATATTGCGTTTAAGCTCTATAGTGTAGCTGCGCATATTAGTCCCACTGCTTCATCACGTCCGCCAAATCCTTCTTGGCTTCCGGTTTCTTGGACTCGCGTTTCTTCGGCTCGTCCTCAGTCTTAGCTTCTTCCTTCACTTCCCCCTTCGGTTTATCCAGCTTTTTCACACCGTCGGTCTTGGCAACCGTAAACTTGATTGCGCGTTGTGCGGCTTCGGACTTACCTGCTTTTACTGACGATTCATACTGCTCACGGTTGACGTGGCCGACTGCACGGAAAAACAGCTTCGGCGTAGCGCTGTCAGTATCAAACGACAGTTCCGTAATCATGGTCTCAATGCTGCGACCGTTGGCGATAAGCAGCTTGATGTACTGGTCGAACGACAGATTATCCCCTTCGTTCTTTGCGAAGATGGATTGCGACGGCAGCGTAAGCTGATACACGTCACCAGTTGGGTCACCGACGATCTGAATAGCCAAACGGCGCTGGAACGCACATGCACGACCTTTGCCATCACGCGAAGAGCCTTTGATGTTGTTCGGGCAGTCCATGCAATTCGTATGTGCTTTTTCCTCAACGTCGGCGTCGGGAGTGTTACCGTCGGTAGACCAGCAGCTAGGCGGCACAACACTGTCAGGAGCATACGCCGCATTGTAAAAAACGCGGGACACTTTCGGCGCTGCATTGACGATGATTACTTGCAGGGTGCGGCCTTCAGCCTTACGGACTTCTTCACCGCCGACAATCATGCGGAACACGTTGCCACGAATCGACAGGCGTTTATTGACGTTACCAGCAAGCGACTTGGTCAGGTCACTGGATTGAGCGTTTTTAAGAAAATCGGGGAGTTCTTGCTGAAACACAGACATTTGGGTGGTCATAATTTCCTCTTGAGTTAATTACTTGCGGGTTACAACAACGGTGTATTCACTATCAATATTCAATCCAGCAGGGCGAAGCTCGGGATTCTCTTCGAGAAACTCCTTCATGTTCGTCTGGTGGATGCGCTTCTCCAACAACTGAAAAGCATCATGTTCTGATACAAAATCGTAGAACGGCTCCCAATCGGCAGTCCAGTAACGTGACTTGATTCTGCGGCTTACAAAACCGTGCTGCGTCCTGATTCCATCTGCTCCCTGCTCTTTGCAAATGGTGAGCAACTCGGCCTGAATCACATCAAGCTGACGATCAAACTCCGCTATTTCTTCCTTCAGTTTTTTCTCTGTTTCGCGCTTGGCGTCGCGTATTTTTACATACGTCTCGACAAGTTTATCGGTAGATACTGAATCCATGTTTTCTCCTGTGAAAAGTGGTGCATGATGATGTTACTTACTACGTTGTACTGTGTCAAGTACTTTTTATTATGACTTCGTTACTGCTTCACGATACAGGTCAATTATTTTATCGTGAATATTAATATTATTGCGAAGCATGTTGTATAGTTTTGCTTCTACGTCGCTACCGGTGATATGCACAACTGTCATCGGGTTGTTTTGGCCGGGTCTGTTAATACGCGCATTCGCTTGCAGGTACGTCTCCACGGACGTTACCGGTGCATACCAGACAATCGTATCCGCAGCAGTCAGTGTGAGGCCGTGTGACGCTGCTTGAGGTTGTATGATAAGCACCTTGGGGTCTGGCGTGGTTTGAAACTTGTTGAATATATCCGACCGGCGATTAAGCGACACAGCCCCGTTTATTACGTCTGCCGTAATACCGGCTTTTTTTAGGTGGTTACTTAGTAGTTCTATGGTATGGGTGAAGGGTACAAAGACCAACACCTTATGGCTGGCTTCGTTAATTACTTCTTCAACCACGTTCAGCCGGTTACTTACGTCAAAATCAATTACGTTACCGTCATCCGTATAAACAGAACCGCAGGATATTTGTAGCAGCTTGTTCATATTCGTAGCTGCGTTGATCGCGGTAACTGTCTCGCCGTCGGCTTCGATCTCCATCTTGGCTTTGAGCAGTTTGTAGTAACCCTTCTGCTGTGCCGTCAATGGTGCATCGCGGGATGTGTAGGTAAGCGGCGGCAAGTCCAAGCAGTCTTTCTTCTCGAAACGTATTGCCGGTTGTAGCAGGGAATGCACTACCTTCTCGGCTTGGGGGCGTGGAATCCATCTAAACTGCCCAACCTTTACCATGACCATATCCCTATACTGCCCGAAGAACTTGGGGGTGCTTACAGGGTTTACGATCTTAGCCAGCCCGTATGCGTCTACGGGGGATTGCGCTGCCGGTGTGCCAGTCATCATCCATACACGGATGTCAGGTGTCAGTAGTTTCTTTAACGTTTTCCAACGCGAAGTCTGAGCGTTTTTATACCCCGATGCTTCGTCAATAATTACAAGGTCAAACCTGCCGTCTGCTGTGATAGCGTCGGCAATGATCTCCACCCCGTCGTAATTCACGATCACAAATTCGGCATTGCTGTTTACTACGGCTATCCGTGTTTCTCTGTTACCGTGGGCTACGTCACACCTGCGATGCACCGCAAACTTAAACAAATCTGCCTGCCAAGCCGAACGCATGATTGACAACGGACATATGACCAGCACCCTGCGAACCAAACCCTTTTTCATGAGGTAGTCCGCTGCCCATATTGCCGAAGCTGTCTTACCAGTACCTTGCTCTGAAAAACAAAACGCCTTATTACGCAGGCTCAAAAACTCTGCTGTCTTAACTTGATGTGCAAATGGCTTGTGCAACCCCGGCCAGTCATAATCCCTTGATATGGGGGACGGCACGTTTTTAACGAGCGAAGCTAACCTACTCGCCTCTGGTAGTTCCCAGTGGACTAACACTTTATAAACTCCCTCTGTTTCCTCACCGACTAAGGCACTTTTTTTAATTGCGTCGGTTATGCGCTGCGGGTTTTTTGTACGTACTAGCAGTGCTTTGTTATTGACGATGTCCATTACTTCGTAGGCTTATTCTTCTTCACCGTATGGTCGGAGTTGCGACTAAACGAGCGATTCTTAGTTGGGGTGCGTAGGCGCAAATTACTAGGGGCGTTGGTGCCGCCTTTTGACAACGGCACGATATGGTCGATGTCCTTACCTTTCCTAGCTACACCTTTCTTGTCCATAGCGCGTCTGGCACGTTGCCGCTCCATGCGCTTTTCGTGTTCGTGTGGGCGCTTCTTTTCGAGTTGATATTCGTGCTTGATCGGGCGGGGTTTATTTACGTAGGGCAT